AGAAAATTCTAATACAGATGTTGTTGGTAGAGCTTTTACAATATCAGCAGGAAGCACTATTGCTAGGACTTCTGTAAGTGATGTAACTGGTGGTAATTTAATACTCCAAGCAGGTTTAGGTACTGGAACAGGAGCTTCTACTATTTCTTTCCAAACTGGTTCAACTCTTACTACTGGAACAACATTACAAACAATGACTACCAAGATGACCATTCTTGGTAATGGAAATGTCGGCATTGGGAATACAAATCCAATACAACCACTTCATGTTAGAGGTTCACAAATATTAGATAGTACATCTGCTGGTAGTCAAGTTAATTTAATATTTGGAGATTTAGGAACAAGTAAGTGGGCTTTTTATAAATCTACTTTAGCCAATGGAAATGATTTAAGGTTATATGATTATGCCGGTGCATCAGATTTAATAACATTCAAAACTGGGGGCAACGTCGGGATAGGGACGACGGCACCAGCATATAAACTAGATGTAAAAGGAACAACAGCAACAGGTGGAATTCGTTCTGATATTGGATATGATATTTATCCAGTGCCTGACCCAACAGCTCCTACTGGAGCAGTCAGTGCAGGTGGAAGTGTAGATGATGGAACACACTGGTATGCTGTAACTTATACTACAGCATTAGGAGAAACTCATTCTACTTTTACAGCGGCAGCAGTTACAACAGGGGGAGGAAATAATACAGTTACACTTACTATACCAGTATCTACAGACCCACGAGTAACAGGAAGAAATATTTATAGAACAAAAGTTGGAACATCAGCAGCATTAGATTACACCCTTGCATCAGTAGCAAACAATACAGACACAACTTATATAGATACAGCAGCAGACTCATCGCTTGCTGGAAGTTCAGGTGCTTCATATTTTAGAACAAATACTACAACAAAAAATATAACAGTAAGTGGAATAAAGGCTATTACTGTAGATAGTAAACTTGTTACCGTTGGAGTAAATGCTGGTATAGCGTTAACAACTGGAGGTAGAGATACTTTTATTGGAACTAATGCTGGTCTATCTACAGTATCAGGAAGTGATAATACCTACGTTGGATATAGTTCTGGAGGGACAAATACAGGAGGAAGCAATACTGCTATTGGCTCCTATTCTCTTAGTGGCACTATAGGAAGTTTAAACACTGCTCTTGGCTATGGCGCACAATTAAGTGTTTCAGGAAGTAGCAATGTTACCATAGGGTATCTTGCTGGATATGCCCCTGCTACTGCTACTGGAGTAAATTACAATGTTTTAATAGGAAATGCAGCAGGAATTAATATTGCAACAAATAGTAGATCTAATACTTCAATCGGAGATAATTCAGGTGGAGCAATAACAGGAAATTATAATGTTTTCTTGGGAAGTCTTGCTGGTAAATATGAAACTGGAAGTAATAAAATAATAATAGACAATTTAAATAGAACAAATGAAGCAAATCAACGAAGTCAGGCACTTATTTATGGAGTAACGAATGCGACACCAGCAAGTCAGATATTGAGTTTGGGTGGAGGCGGCAACGTCGGTATTGGAACGACAGCACCATCAGCATATCTTCACATAAAAGCAGGTTCAGCTACAGCAGGAACAGCACCTATTAAATTAACAAGTGGAACAGTATTGAGTACCCCCGAAGCTGGAGCTATTGAATTTACTACAGATTCTCTTTACTTTACTACAACAACAAATACAATTAGAAGAACTATAGTAGCTGGAAATTCTGGTAGAGCAACAGGACAAACTGCAGCTAATACTTCAGTAGCAACTTATACACTTGGAGCAACAGATGCTTCGTATGAAGTTTCAGCAAATGTACTTGTAACAACATCAAGTGCAGAAGCATTTACTGTAACTGTTGATTATACAGACGAGGGTAACACAGCAAGAGTAGCAACACTTAATTTTCAATTAGTAGCTGGAACTATAGGAACAGGAATAGCTTTTGCAAATGGAGCAGTACCTTATTCAGGAATACCAATACATATAAGATGTAAGGCAAGTACAGCAATTACAGTAAAAACAACTGGAACATTTACTGGAGCTACATACAATGTAGAAGGAATTATAAAACAAATAGCATAGATTATAAATTTAATAACTATAAATAACAATATGAAACACTCAATATCACGTTTGGAATACAATAGAAATAATGTCGGGGATGTAGTAAGTATTTTCTTAGCAGTAAACGTAAGTAATGCAGAAGGTTCAACAACCCAAGAGCACTGGCTCACCGAAGAAGAGATGGCTTTGGTCTTAGCAGACGAAGCTAACTTAAAACCGATTTTAGAGAAATGCTATGCCGAGGGTGAATTGAAACTAGAAAACGAAATAGCTACTCGCCCTATGCCTACCATTTTCCCTTTACAGGAAGAAGTAGCTGAAGGTGAACCTACCAAAAAAGAACAATTAGAAGCTATGGCAAAGGTCGCTGATATTACCGCCGCTAAGCAAGCAGTAGTAGCAGAAAAAGCGAAAGTCGTGCCGAACGAAAAGCCGTTAATATAAACTAATGTCGTTCTCGGAATAACCGCTAGAACGCAAAAAACAAAATGGATAAAAAATTAAAGTATGAGTTTCCTGCAGATGTAGTTAATTACATTATGAATGCCTTGAACCGAAATCAGATTGCTGGAGTTCAGCAAGCTAAAGATTTACTAGCCGTGATTGAATTATTACAGAAACCACTAAACCAAGAAGAGATAGAAAAAGAACAGTTTGAAGCATTAAAAACCAAATTTGAAAAATAAACTATGTATGGCTTAATCCCTCCAAAAAAAGACCGCAGAGATTTCTCTTATAGGAGGTATTTCGGAGCTTCGTTCATGCCTCCGTTGGCGGATTTCATAGTTAAACCATTAGAAATTAAGAATCAAGGAACATCAGATATGTGCGTAGCCTATGCCGTATCATCCTCTTCCGAGAAACAAGAAGGAGTTGCCCTAGAGCCAGCATACCTATTCGCCAAAACCAAACAACTTATGGGTTCTTGGCAGGAGTGGGGTTCTGACCCTGTAAAAGCTCTTAAGGCTTCAATGAAATATGGGGCACTAGAGAAATCTGTGAGCCCTTATTCACTAGATAAGAACGGCAGGAATTTCGTAGCTGACTGGAATAACTGGGACTCTAAACTAGACGGAGTGGCTCAAGTCCATCACAAAAAGTCTTATTTCAAATTAGACGCAGGACAGGACTTATTTAACTCAATAGTCATAGGACTCTATGACAACCGCCAAACCAACACCACAGCTATATGTGGGGTGTATTGGCAACCAGAATGGACTTATGCCTCAGGTGGAGTAGTTAAACATTTAGGAGATAATAAATCTCTCCCACACGCCATAGAAGCTATCGGACAGAGAATCATTGATGGAGTTCCACATTTAATTATCCAGAACTCTTGGGGAGAAGGAGTTGGAGACAAAGGTCTCTACTATTTCCCGAAGGAAGTTGTGAATCAATTCTTGTTCGCCTACGCCCTAATAGACGCTTCGCCAGAAGATGTCCGAAAGGTGACTTGGGGAGTTTTGGAATACTTAAAAGACATTCTAATCAAGATGTTAAGTTCGCTTAAAACGCCCTCAGAGGCACCGATAGTGGAAGTTAAACCAGATGTTCCAATTGAGGATAAAAAGCCAGCAGAGAGCCGATTAACCGCCTTTGCTCAGGCGATACAATGGAAGGAGGGTTGGTATCAGGGTTCTAAATCATTCAGGAACAGGAACCCAGGGAATATAAAATTTACTAACTATACAAAATCTCTTGGAGCCATTAGGAAAGACGAAATGGGATTTTGTGTATTTGATACCGAACGAGATGGATTCGCTGGATTGTGTAGGTTCATTCAGGATGCTTCCAATAATCTTCTAAGAGATTATAAGAATTGTACAATTAAGACATTTTTTGAGGTATATGCGCCAAGCAAGGATTCTAACAATCCATTAAAATACGCAAAAGATGTAGCAGAAAGATTAAAGGTCGCCATAGATACAAAATTAGCAGATATAATATAATATGAGCGTATTAGGAAAATTAAATTCAAACGACTTCATTAAGGGTTTAGTAGTTACCGTAATCTCGGCAGTTCTGACTGCTCTTATGGGAATTTTAAACGCCCCAGAGTTCTCGTTTGCTTCTATCAACTGGAATGAAGTAGTTAAAGTTGCTGTCTCTTCGGGAATAGCTTATTTGATTAAGAATTTTGCCAGCGACAGCGAAGGAAGAGTTCTCGGAATGGGTAAAAAGTAATTAATCCTTGAAAGTCGACTTCTGGGACAATCCCAGAGGTGGGCTATTAAGCCCTAACAGCACCTTAACAAAGGAGGTGGTGCATGAGCAAACAGCGGAAAGTGAAGCCTACTCGTCATCATCTCCGTAATAAGTGTATGGGAGGAATGAACACTCCCGAGAATATTCTCATGCTTTGGAAAGAAAAACATTCTGCTTGGCACACGCTCTTTAAAAATATGAATCTTGACCAGATAATCGAGTGCCTCTGCAGAGTCAGAGACATTCAAAGGAGGAAGAAATGAGCTTCTGCTATAAGTGCGGTGGAGATATTGACTTCAAAGAATCATGGGTTAAGTTTATTGACGACCATGATTGGTTCTACCACTGGAAGTGTTATCTTGTTGCACGGCGTGACGGTTATATGCCTAAGCCTGATTTTATTCACAAAAAAGGAAAATAAAAGCCCCAGCAAAACCAATAAATGCTAGGGCTAATTTTTTTATAGCGGCAAGAGAAACCGCTAGAGCTAATCCAATTCTCCGTTGACTATATTTTTAAAAAGAACAATTAATCTGACGAAAGAACTCGACGCTCATTTGATACTGAATAAAGATAAATAGGTCTATTATTATTGTTTGATACCCTACCTTTATTCGCATATAATTATAGCATCTTATAAACGGTTTTAAAACAAGGATAATTTGGGCATAATTATTTATCTATCTATAACTGGTGGTTGATTTTTTTAAATAGGTATGCTATACTACGTGTATGAGAAGATTAAAACTCATCGATGAAATGCCTTGGCGTCAGATTATTTCTGACGAATGGAAGCGTTGTAAGAAGTTGAGGCCTTATATGAAACAGAACAAGCCTCTGTTCTATTGGGATAGAAATACTCAATTAGATTATCACGGTTATTATCATCATAGAAGAAATTCGATTGCTATTAGTGATAAGTATTTTCGCTATAACATAACAAACGACTACTTCGTAGGTGTATTAAGACACGAGTTAGCACACATCGGTACTAAAGGTCACGGTAGTGATTTTTTAGCAATGCTTGAGCGACTTGACGGAACAAGATACGCTACAATTAAATTTAAAGAATTAAAACAAAATAAAAATGATACTCAGGACACTAGAGAAAACTAAACCGTGGTATGGTGCCGGAAAAATATTTGGCTGGAAAGGTGCAGGCATTGGCATTAATGCTCGTATTATAAATACCGCTGATATGTTCGAGATTAAACTCTTGAATAAGAAGTACGCCTACTACATATCGTCAGAAAAAATTAAAGAAGTGTATAAGAAATATTCGAGTGTACATGTTGTCAAAGGAGTCAGTGTTATTATTGTTCCATTTTTTGAACTGGATAAAGATGTCGAGAAATTTATTAAGAAAAATGAGCAGAAATCTTTATTTTAATGAAATAACAAGGCTGGGCATAACTCCAAGTTGCAAAAATATTTAAAGATGCTATACTGTATATAAGATAGGATAAGGATTGGTTATCAGAGCTCAGGGTTACATATTAAAAATAAATTTTGAACCTACTGCAGCCATTAATCAAACTTATCTTATCTAGTCCGAAAGGTCACTATAAACAAATAATAATATGTCATTAAAACAAAACGATACCTATTATGAGAGTGAGAGAGAGAAAGAAACACAGTTAGCAATTTTAAATGGAATTAAAACTTACGTTATGAACTCTAATAGAGCTTATAAAGAACAAGGTTTTATTCCTACGATAGATTTATTGCTCGAAGATATAGAAATTTCCATTGACAATATAAAGAGAAAAGAAGTCGTTCCATCTGCTGAAGAGATGATAGACGAAGACGACGATAGCTAAAGATGGACTGCTGGGGGGATGAGAGGATATGATGTCCATCTTTTCTTCTCTCCCCAATAAAAAATAAAACAAACAAAATAAAAGGATGCCAAAAATAATAGAATATGAGTGTAGTTTATGTAAAAAACGATATCAAGAAGTCACAGATGTATCGGGAGATTTAACACTTAATGATGTCTTAGATATTCACGTATGGGAGTATTGTTGCTCAAAGTGTATCACTAAAATAAAAGCATACATTGAAACAACTTTTCCTGGAGCGTCGTTCATTCCAAACAAAAAAGAACTTTAAAATGAAAAAAATAAAAGTAACTTGGAATGGTGAACGCTTGAGAGATATTTATCCGCACGCTACTCGAATGCAAGTGTTTAAATATAAAGTAAGAAGATTCATCCAGAGAGCGTTGTTTATAATGAAGTGGGGATTTCTTGCTTTAGGTTTTCTGCTTATGGCTTTTTGGATAGGTGGTTACGTCTATTCAAGTGAGAAGATAATGTTTCAAGATAGAGAGGTATTAGTTGATACACTTTCTACTAAAATAGAACAATTGAAATCAACAGTATTAGATGACTTAAAATCTTGTGAAACTAGCAACATTGATGAGTCAGCTGGTATAGTAAAATTCGATAGTAATAAAGTGGCGAGCATCGGCTCTTATCAATTTCAAGTTAAAACTATCCAGCACTACTATAAAAGCCTGTACAATCGCGAAATAACCGGTAAAGAAGCGGTGCTAATAGCACTAGATGACGCTGAAGCAAGGCAGTTAGCAGAAGATATCATTTTCAAAGATAGTAAGGGTATAGAAAACTGGTATAATTGTGCTAATCGGAAATCATTAAGGTCGAAAATAGATATCGTAAAACAACTAGAAAAGTAATGCCGAATTTACAAGGTAAAACAGTATCAAGAGAAAATGCTTATGAAGTTTGGAGTGATGGAAGCTGGACTTGGTATGTTAGAAAAAAGTATCAATCTCCTGAGAAAGAAGCTCAAAATCAGTATGCTCGATGGTTCTGTGATGTTGTTACTCCTCACGTGCCAGAAGGCGAAACTGGAGATGTTTATATCAAAGACATTAAAGAAAATGCAACAAGAATAAAATGATTAAATTATTTATAATAATCGTATTCTTTCCTGCTTTTTTCTGCTTAATGAATGTAATTATCACTGACCCAGATGAAAGTAAATTGATGTGGTTAAAAGGTTTCGGACTAATGCTTTTATTTGGTGCTGGATGTTTAGGTGTTGGTATTTTATTTCTTAAATTTTTAGCTAACATATATAACTAAACGATGAAAAAGATAAACCAAAAGTTTCTGAATAAATTACACTTCGGTCACGGAGGGAAGAATCCCTCCAAGGTATTCACGGCTTGTAGCAGGTTAAAGGTCGGAGAGATGTTATTCGTTCCAAAGGATGAGTGGAAAGGCAAAGCCAGACCAAGACCAAGATTTGAAAAGAAAATAATCTCTACAAGACAATGCAAAGAAGGCTGGGTATTAACAAGAATAAAATGAATAAATTTACCTGTTGCAAAAATTGTGCGGAGTGTGGCTATGGACAAGGGATATTTCAAGTGGTTGGTTGTCTTTTCCCAAGATGTTCCTGCCACGTTGTAATTGCGGGAGCAGACAGGGATAAATCACTAAATATGAACAACCAAACATGGGAGGAAGAATTTGATGATAATTGGCACCTTGATAAAGAAGGAGAAACAACTTCTATAAATGAGAATATCAAGCAATTCATCTCCGAACTTCTACAAGAGGAAAGAGAGAAAACGATTAAATGGTCTCCAGTTAGAATACTTGATTTCGCTCGTAAACAAGGTTTCACCGCAGGCTACAAACAAGGTCGGGAGGAGATACTTAAATGGGCGGAAGAAAATGAATATTGTTCTAGGTGCTGTTCCCCGAAGAAATTTTGTAAAGAATGGGGGAAATACGCTTCGGCAATAGCTACTTCCGAACTTTTAGAAGAACTCCAAAAGCTAATACAAACAAATGAAACAAAAATATAAGGTATGGGCAGTAGTGGATAGGAAAACAGGAAAGATATTAGACCAAGTGTTCGTAGATAAATATATCGCAGTTGTGTTTCAGAGGTCTATCTATCCAAAGTCATCCATAGCTAAGGTCGTTCCTGCCACTTTAATCATAGAAAAATAAAGATGAAAATAATACAAATCACTGCCTCTAAGTATGGCGTGTATGGATTGGGTGAAGACAATAAAATTTATAAGTGGGTGAGCGTAGGAATTTGTGCGGGGTGGGAACTTGTAAATAAAACTTGAAATCTTGGTGCAATAAAATGTTAAATGTATAACAGCCAAGTAAGCGACTGGTCGGCAAGCTCGCACGATACTACCGACTTAATGATTATCTTTTATCCCCGCCCAAGAAAAGAAAGTGCGTGAGGGCGGACCAGGTAAAGGGTAACATCCGAAAGGCAGTCGCTTAGGGAGAAGCCTGATTAGGAGGAAACTCAAAGTCACATAGGTGGCGTAAGGCATAAAGGAACGACAAGTTCGCTCCCAAGCAAGTAATTCCACTGGAGATGAGGAGGTGAAGTAAAAAGTTCATCCCGAAGCCGAAAGGTTCATAAGCTCTGGTGGTGTTGCTTAAATAAAACAAATAAAAAAATAAAATGAAATGTAAATATTGCGAAAAAGAACACGAGAATAATAACATAGGCTGTAATAACTTTGGCGACAGGAACTCCGGCAACAGGAACTCTGGCAACTGGAACTCTGGCAACTGGAACTCCGGCTACTGGAACTCCGGCAACAGGAACTCCGGCAACAGGAACTCTGGCGACAGGAACTCTGGCAACTGGAACTCTGGCGACTGGAACTATGGCTACAGGAACTCTGGCGACAGGAACTCTGGCAACTGGAACTCTGGCAACTGGAACTCTGGCAACTGGAACTCCGGCTACTTCAATACGACCACTCCTAAAGTAAGAATCTTTAACGTATACACAGATATTACTTTTGAAGAGTTCAACCAAAAATATAATATCTACGCCGATATTCCATTAAATCGCTGGATAGATAGTTCTAAAATGACCGATAAAGAAAAATCTGAAGTAAAGAATTGGGAACAGATGGGCGGGTATCTCAAAACTTTAGATTTCAAAGAAGCGTGTCAGATTTGGTGGAATGAAAATCCTGATAGACACAATGACTTTACCTCTTTGCCACATTTTAATGCTGAAATCTTCAAAGAAATAACTGGAATAGACGTAGAAGAAAAAGTCTGTGAGATGACTGTCGCAGAAGTAGAAAAAGCTCTTGGTAAAAAGGTCAAAATAATTAAAGGATAAAAGGGAAGCTCTGGTGGTGTTGCTTAAAAACAAAACACTTAAAATGAAAAATATATACATAACTTGGCACAACGAATGGACTCAGCTCGGAAAGAAGTTTAACTGGTATACCGCCACGTTAATAAACATAGAGTTTGAGAACGAACCCTATACTGGCGGAGTGGAAATGAGATTCATCTTGCTCGGACTTGGATTCACTTTGAGATACAACTACGACTTTGAAGGTTCACCGACAGGTAAAGCGTTAGAAGATATGGAGGAGTTAGATAAAAAAATAGATGATATACTTTACGAATCAGATTGTTGCGGTGCCAAAGTCGGGGTAGCCACAGCAGACGAAGGAACTTCTCACTGGGTATGTAAAAAGTGCGGAGAAGCGTGTGATAGAAAAAATAACTAACTATGGAAGAAATAAAAGAAGGATTAATAAAGGAATTAAAAAACCAATACATAAGGCGAGGAATAATAAAAGACATTAAAACCTTTGCCACGGAAACGCCAGAATATACGTTCCTCGGTTCAACCGATAGAAAAGGATATACGGTTAAAATTATTGGAAGATATTTGGATAAAGAATACTTAGCCTTCGTCAATATTGAGCCATTCTTTTCGGAAGAAAAAACCAAAGAGCTGATAGAGGTAGAAACAGAGCGTGCTAAAAATCAATTCGCAACGAAGATATTTGAAGAAATGTTTAACAACTAAAATGGAAGAAATAAAAATAAACAAAGAATGGTATGAGGGGTTGATAAAGATTATTGGGAACTTAGAGAAGTTCCAGAACAGATATAATAACGAAAAACTTATGATTGGAGAAATTGCCCACCTAAAAGGCTATGCCGAATCCTTACAAACACAATTTGGAAATGAACAACTACAAAAAAGCTAAAGAAGAAGGGATATTGGTGGCAGATAAAAAATTTGTTGGATTAACCCCAGTAGGACTATATATGAAAGGAGATGTGGATGAATTTATGGCTTTCCTCTCCTCTTTCGCCGAGAAGATAAAGGAAGGAGTGATTGATGACCTTGTGGCAAATATTGATGAACTCACTTGGAGCTACAAAGAGGATATGGTAGATGAATTAGAAGTAAATACCGCATATTTAAAAGTTCACGAGTTAAAAGATATTCTGTCCGATTCACAAACCATAAAAGAATGAAAAAAATAATCTGTTTCTTTTTCGGTCATCTCTATTACTCTAAACTTGATTGGAATTGCTTAAGGTGTAGGCACGAAAGATACTTAAATAAATAACTCCCCCTATTGGGGAAATAAAGATATGAAAGCTAAAAAGAAAAGTGCCTTGTGGGAATTACAAAACCGAGCAGATAAGTCCGGTGAGTGCGGAATGTGCCGCCAACACAGAGAGCTAACAGTAGACCATATTTTCCCAGCGAGTCTTTTAATTGCGTGGGGAATCCCGGAATATACCGATGACGGAGATAATCTACAACTCATCTGTGCAGCGTGTCAGATACTCAAAAAGGCACGATTTGATTTCCATAATCCTAAAACTATTTCTTTGATAGAAAAATACATCGGCAAAATAAAGGAAAAACATAAAAAATAAGATGAAAATAAAAGACAAAGAAAAAGATGTTCAGAAGGCGGTTCTTACTTATTTAGAAATTAAAAAAGTATTTCACTATCGTAATAATAGCGGCGGAACAATAATTAACTATAAAGATAAATCATATTTTATGAAATTCGGAGCTACTGGTTCGCCTGATATAATTTGTGTAATAAGTGGGCAATACGTGGGCATAGAAATAAAAGGAACCGACGGAAAACAATCAGATAATCAGAAAGATTTCCAAGAAAGATTAGAGAAAGCTGGCGGTTTATATCTATTAGTTCATTCACTTGATGAGGCGATTATAGCACTTAATAATTTGGGCATAAAATAAGGTTGATTAAAATAAAAAAAGCATTACAATTAAAATAAAATGGAAGAAAAAAAGATATCGATAACAAGAAGTTTTAGTAAGAAAGTTCAAGTAAAACAATATGAGCCATGTGACTTCTTTTGCTCTATTACAGAGGAACTAATTAGTCCTAGCAAAGAACAAATAGATGAGTGCTCAAAGAAGCTTTGGGAGTATTGTAAAGCAGAAGTAGAGAGAGATTCATCTGAATATATTAACTCAATTAAAAAACTAATAGAGGGCGAAGACGCTCCTTACTAAACATGACAATAGAAGAAAGAATTTTATTTCTTAGAAGCAAGAACGATAGTGAATGGCATAAACCTCGAATCGGAGTTTATCATGCATCAGCAATTTACGATATTGTAAAAGGTAAAATCAAAGCAAAAGATTTCTTTAAAAAAGAAAAATTCTCTGCTACTACCTTGCTAACTTTCGAGATAGGGAACATGTATCATAAACATATACAAAGTTTGTATCCGAAAGATAGTGTAGAGAGAAAAATTAAGATTCAAATAGAAGATTTCATTATCGTCGGTTCAATAGATTTGGTCTTGGAAGGAATTCCGTGCGAGTTAAAAACCTGTTCAACTTTTCCGATTAAACATTATCCAGCTCATGAGTATCAGTTACAAACTTATCTGCAAGGATTAAATGCTGATTATGGATTTTTAACTTACATAGAGAAAAATCCGAAAATATTCTCAACTAAAAATTATAAAGTTAAACGTAATCCGGAAATTTGGGTAGAGATAGTAGAGAAATTAAAGAAATTCCACGCTGAAGTAAAGGTCGCTCAAGATGTTGAGAATAAAAAATTAGACAGTTAATTATAAACCAAATTAAAAAAATATGAACATAGATGAATTAGCAAAATATGCAGGTGAAGAACATTTCATGAAAGCTCCAAAATTGACTTTCACTGATATGGGACTTGACGGAAGAACTGGTGAGTTTTTCACTAATGTAAAAGTAGGCGATAAATGGGCAAAAAAGCCTTTAGAGAACGATAAATTAGAGTTGGTTATCTTGCGAATAAGACGGAAGTTGTCAGCTTGGGACGATGCTACTGAGACAATTATTTCTAGCTCAGAGCATAATACTCCAAGCGAGATAATTCCACTCTGGAAAGGAAAGAAGAAAATTGACAGTGGAACTGGATATGAATTAAGAGAGCGACACAAAGAACTCAAAACTCAACATTTAGTTTATTGCTTATACGACAATAAAGACCTTATTAGGTTGACCGTTAAAGGTTCTTCGCTTGGTGATAAAGAAAAAATAAAAGACATTTATGGCTTTTATGATTATCTTAATTCATTCTCTCGTGATAAAGGAGAACACATTTGGATGTTTAAAACGAGTATAAATAAGAAGCTTGGAAAGAAAGGAGCTACTGTATTTTATTCGATGACCTTCACTAAAGGAGAAAAGCTCGAAGAACCAATGATGCTAGAGGTTGCAGATAAGTTAAAAATGTTACACACAGCTTTTTCAGCAAGCTCTCTCGAAGCTATTAAGGAGTCAAAAAAAGAGATTGATGAAACTCCGGTAATTGATTTAGATTCGGATAAAACAGACGAGATTCCGTTCTAGTTATTAATAGATTATGCCCAGGTTATCAAGTCGTAAAATCTGGGCATAACTAAAACTTGATTTTTAGTAAAAAATATGCTATACTACGACGCATGGAAAGACAATTTTTAGGAGTTTGGATTCCGAAAGAAATCTGGGAAGATAGAAATTTAACTCCTCAACAAAAAATGTTGTTGATAGAAATTACCTATCTCGACGGAGAAAATGGATGCTCTGCTACGAATAAAGAATTGAGTGAACTTTTATATGGAGTTCATGAAAAATATATATCTCAACAAATATCAAAATTAATTAAAAAAGATTATATAAAAATAGAGCTATTTGATGGTAAAAACAGGATATTAAAAAGCAACTTAAAACGCTTAATGGGAACGCCATTAACGATGCTTAAGGAAAATGCTAAGCATCCACAGAAACTAAGGCTTGAGAACCTTAAGGAAACCTTAAGCATCAGAACAGAAATCACACCCAACACTAATACTATTTTTAAATATAATAATAATAATAATAATATACAAGATAATAACAACAATATTTCTATCAATAGCATTAATGAATTAAATATTGTAAAAACTGGAACAAAAAAAGAAATTGAAGAAATCTTTTCTTTTTTTCAAGCAAAAATCCAAAAACGAGCGAGGTTTTTAGATGGAACAAAATTGAAGATAAAAGCACGATTAAGATCTTTTTCAAAAGACGAACTGATGAGGGCGATAGAAAACTTTTCGAAAGATGATTGGAGAATGAAAAATAATGCGAAGAACGGGTCGATATGGTTCTTTCATAGCGATGAACGAATAGAGAAATTTCTCTTACTTGATAGCAAAGCAAAAAAAACTGAGAAAGATATCGTTCTTAACATCGATGAAATGTCCGAGTTAAAAATGGATGCGAAGGAATATAGAAAATATAAATTAGAAAATGGCTAAAATAAAAATATCAGGAAAACAGGATTTAGTTGAAATCGCTAATGACAAAGCAAAAAAGATTAACGACTTTTGGCTTGACATCGATATTCCTAATGACGAGAAAATTAAAATCGGCACTGTTACAGTTATTAAGAGAGATATTCGAGCAATTTTTCTAGATGAAAAGTTATCTGACGGCGGCGAGGTCTTTGCTGAAGAAATTAGAGCTTACTGGAGAAGACGATTAGCATTACTTGAGATGTCAGCGAAAGAAAGAGCAGATGCTACTGCCTGGGGTCATTTCTCTTTGCTTTACTGGGCCTTGAATAAAAAAGCTCCAGATGAAGCAATGAGACAAGAAGTCTTAGATGAAGCTGTTAAGTTTTACGAAGAGAATCCACAATGGACGATTGTATCGGTTATGCGATGGTTTAAATTGCTCGGAGTCACTAAAGAGAGTGAGCATCATGCTAATTCTCACGCTATGAGAATCTTACAAAGAGTTGAAGGAAATGAGCTGGATGCAATTAAAAATGAAAAATTATATCAACAACAAATGAAAGACTCAGATAAACGAGAAGAAGAAATACTTTCTAAAACGGCGTATAAAAAGAGTGAAATAGAATTCTAATGGATAGACTGGAACTAATAAGAAAATTGAAGCGCGATGGTAAAACACTGAAACAAATTGGTGAAGCGCTCCGTCCACAGATATCATCTGAGAGGGTTAGACAGCTTTTGAACCCAGAAAAGGTCGGAACTTGTAAAAAACACAAACAAAAAATAATAAAAAAATACGGGTGTGTGTATTGCCAGATTGAACAAACTTATGAGAAATTTCTTGAAAACATTTCGTCTTACACTGATAACGCCATTAGAGCAGAGTTCTTGAGATTATCAAAGCAGGATAGAAGCAAAAAAGTTATTCTTCAAAAAATTACTTTAATCAGATTTCTAAAAGATGTTAGAAAAATGGGCTATACAGAGATTTCTAGATATTTAAACAGAGATTTCTCAACAATCAAGTATTTATACAACAAAAAAATATGAAGATAAAAAATTTGACAGATAAAGAAATTGACGCAAGTAAAGCATTTGAGTTGCATCAGAAAATTAGCAATCAAGAACAGATGAGAAGAGCACTTTTTCTTTCAAATGTTCAAGCAATCGAAGAGCTATATAACACACAAGGATATAAAGCGATTCTTGGATATGACCCAATTCCAACCTGGGAAGCATATCTTAGTCAAACTGAAGTATTTTATTCGAGAGCTCAAGTTGAGAGATGGAGAAAAGTCTATCAGAAATTAGTAAAAGAATATGGTATCGATTTAATTAATTATCTTGAAGTGCCTGAAACTAGAATGGAAGATATTTCAAGATTGAGTTTAAATAAATTAGATGCTGATGACCTTTTACATAAAGCAAAAGTTTTAACTCCACAAGGGTGGAAAGATGAGGTTTCAGTTAGGACCGGCAAAGCTAACTCGCTTGATTGTCCGCACGCAAAAACAAAAGTTTATATTCAGTGCATTAAATGCGGTGTTAAACATGAACAAGATATAGGAGATAAACATGAATCTAGCGACTTCAAAATATAACGCTGAGTTCGCAAAAATTAAGAGAAAGATTTTTGATAGAGATGGTTGGCAGTGTAAAAGTGGATTACTTACTCATGACTTGCACTTAACAGTTGACCACATCATAAAGCGTTCACTTAGAGGAAAAAATACTTTTGATAATTTGATTACCTTATGCGATAGATGTCATAGTCTATTCGATACAATGAATAATTATCAAAAAGCAAGAATATTACGAGGAAAGCTAGAGAAAATGTATGGTTATACTTACGATAGTTATCCCCAGATTGGGCATAACGAATAGTTGATTAAAAATTAAAATGCTTTATAATATAAATAAATCTAATCCGGATTCCAGTAAAATGGAATATACGCTTAGTACCTTAAAAAAAGATGTTCCAATCGTCGGGAAAGGAACAGCAATATATTCAAGAACAAAAATTCCAAGTTCAGTAAAAATTGGAAAGAATTGCAAGATAAGCACAGGAGTATCAATTGGTGCGAATGTGATTATCGGAGATAATTCAAAAATAGGATTTGAAGCTAAAATTTACAGCAATGTAAAGATAGGCGACAATGTAACTATCGAGAAAAAATGTCTTATTCTTCCATTTTCAGAAATTGGAAATGATTGTTTGCTTGAAAGTAATTCAATGATTCGAGGTTCTAAAATAGAACCACAAACAAAGGTCGGAGCAAACAGAATAGTTTATCCAAATGGAGTTCAAACAAGTCAAGTGTTCTGAATTACAAGAAAGATTCAGACCTAAACAAGGAAAGCCGATTGTAGTAAACGAGATATTCGGGCCTACAATACAAGGCGAAGGTAAGTCTATTGGAAAAGAAGTGATGTTTTTACGCACTTCTGGTTGTAATCTTGCTTGTATCTGGTGTGATACACCTTATACCTGGAATTGGAAAGGAACAAGATTTCAACATCCTGAGAAGTATGAAAGAAAAAATGAAGTTCAGACAATGCAGAATGAAGAAATCATTGCTAAATTGAAAGAACTTTCTCCAGATGTTCGCTCATTGGTTTTATCGGGCGGTGAACCATTGTTGCAACAAAATAAGTTAGTAGGATTATTAACTGAATTAAAACAGGATAATTACTGGATAGAAGTAGAAACTAATGGGACTGTTGTTCCGACCGAAGAATTTATTGAATTAGTAGACCAGATTAACTGCTCACCAAAATTGAGTAATTCTGGACCCGATAATACTCTCCAAAAGAGAGAAAACCCACAGGCATTAGAGGCTCTTGCACAACTTGATAAAACAAATTTTAAATTCGTTGTTACAAACGATGAAGACTTAAAAGAAATCTTTTCTTTAGTTGAGAGATATAAAATGCGAGAAGTTTATTTAATGCCTGAGGGAAGAACTAAAATTGAACAAGAAGAAAAACAAACAAAAATAGCCGAAATGGCAAAAAGTTTAGGAGTAAACTTTAGCCCAAGACTGCACATCTTACTCTATGGAGCTAAGAGAGCAGTATAAAAACCAATGCTAATCACAAAAGAAATTGAGATTGATTTAGGTCATCGTGTGCCAAATCATAAAAGTAAATGTAGAAATTTACATGGACATCGATACAAGATTGAAGTAGGAGTAGATGATAAAGTGATAGACGAAAAAGGTGTTTCGAATGAGGGTATGGTAATAGATTTTGGAGATTTAAAGAACATAATGTTAGATGAATTAGATAAAAAATTTGACCACGGATTCGTGATGTATCGGCACGATAATCTGCAGAAATATTTTCAAACATTCAAAGATGCAGATATGAAAATTATTTTCGTAGATTTTATTCCAACAGCAGAAAATCTTGCAAAGTACTGGTTTGAATCTTTTGCTTTCTTATTGAAAGAGATTGGAATTAAAATTAAACACGTAAAGGTCTGGGAAACACCAACAAGCACAGCAACTTATGAAATATAAATATACATGGGAAGAGTTGGTTAAAGATTGTAAAAAGTTCAGCAATACTCTTTCTCATTATGATAATTTAATATCAAGCGTTACACCTCTTGATTCCAATTCTATTATTCCAGCTGCTTTAATTTCTTATTTATCAGGTGTTAAATATGTAGAAAAAGCAAAGGCGACATCGGCAACATTGCTAGTAGCAAGTGAATTAAGTGTTAAGAGCAAAACAGTTTTACCACAGAAATATTTTATGCTAGTAGCATTATTTAGCACAATAAATTTCAAATCTAAGCATTTAACGCTATATGATAAAGATTCTAAAGATGTTATAATTTTCCCGTGGCAGATAAAGGTCGTTAAAAAGAATATTAAATAAAATGTTAGAAAAACAACAAGATTTAAAGAAAGAAACCAAAAAGAGAATTGCACGAGCTAAAAAGGAATTCGACCATGAGCCGGATATGAAAGAGTTCGAGAATACCGAAGGCTATCATGGCATTGTAGCTCAAGTTGGAATTAAGTGCACTGGCAAATGCGAACATCATCATTTAGAGTTTAAAGGAGATGTATCAATCGCTTATGTGCCCGGAGATACTTTGGTAGGACTTTCTAAAATGGCAAGAGTGGCAGAATATTATATGAATCCGCTTCTTCCTTCATTGCAAGAAAGAATTACTCAACAAATTCTAAATCACTTAGTAAAGACATTAAATCCGAGAGGTGTTATGGTGGTAGTAAAAGCTCGGCACGGTTGTATCGCGGATAGAGGTGTTAAGAAAGATTCATTGACAATTACATCATCCGTTCAAGGAATATTTGAAACAGATAATGGAGCTCGAAATGAATTTTTGCAGTTAGTAAATTCAAACGGTCCACATTATTTTTAATCAAACAAACAAATCAATATGAAAACAGTATGCGTATTGTCAGGAGGAATGGATTCAACAACATTGCTTTACAAACTTCTAAGTGAAGGAAAAGAAGTTGAAGCAATTTCTTTCGATTATGGACAGCGTCACAAAAAGGAACTTCAGAGTGCAAAGGCTACTTGTCAAAAGCTAAATGTTCCTCATAAGGTGATAGATTTATCTTTTCTCAGAGAGTTACTTTCCAATTCAGCATTAACATCTGAAATAGAAGTTCCAGAAGGACACTATCAAGACGAAAATATGAAGTTAACAGTTGTGCCGAATAGAAATATGATTATGGCGTCAATAGCAATTGGTTATGCAGTAAATATCGACGCTGATGAAGTTGCTCTCGGTATTCATGCTGGAGACCACGCTATTTATCCTGATTGTAGGCCTGAATTTCTCAGTGCTTTAGCTGGTATTGCTGAAATAGCAAACTTTAAACCGATAGAAATTTATGCTCCATTTATCTTCGTTGATAAAGGAGATATTGCTAGTATCGGAAAACAATTAGGTGTTGATTATTCTTTGACTTGGACTTGTTATAAAGGACAAGAAAATGCTTGTGGTAAATGCGGTGCTTGTCAAGAAAGAGCAGAAGCTTTCGAAAAAGCTAAATCAATTGACCCAGTAAAATGAGTGATACAAAGAAATTAAAAACATTAGGTAGCGGAAAGACTAAATACCCTACCAAGCCTAGCATCAATATACTTGAAACATTTAATAATCAGCATAAAGATATGCCTTATTTAGTTCCATTTATGTGTAATGAGTTTACTTCATTGTGTCCGAAAACAGGTCAACCAGATTTCGCTAAATTCGAGATTGTTTATGTTCCAAGAGTAAAGATGGTAGAGTCAAAATCATTGAAGCTTTATTTGTTTTCTTTTAGAAATACTGGAGAATTTCATGAAGATGTTACAGTTAGAATATTTAATGACCTTTGGGAGATTCTAAATCCACTTGCTTTAAGAGTAACCGGAGACTTTGCAGTTCGTGGCGGAATTTCAATTAAGCCGATGAAGATGGCGGTTGCAATGGATATAAAGAAAAATACAAGTCCTAGTCAGGATGGTCTTTGGAAATTATTTGAGGTATTTGATAGAAATAAAAGTAATTATCAAGACTAATGAAATTATTTCTAGCAGTAAACAATACCAGGCAACAGCTTGATTTAATCAGACAAGAAGCATATCCGAATCTACTTATCTCTTATCATTATTTTAGAAAAGGATACGCTGAGTTTCTAGATTATACTCAAGGCTGGCAACCGGAAAATATGATTATTGATTCGGGTGCTTTCAGTGTTTGGACTAAGAATGGTAGAATTGATATTGATATGTATATCCAGTACTGTAAAGAAACACTTGAGTATAAACAGACTGGAAACAATATGTATTTTGTCAATTTAGATGTCTTGCCTGGCAATTTCGGCAGGTATCCAAGTCAAGAGGAAAGAGAGCATTCAGCAGAGCAAGGTTGGAAAAATATGGAATATATGGAAAATCATGGAGTTAAAGTCATACATGTATTCCATCAACATGAAGATTTTAGTTGGCTTAGAAAATTAGCAGACCATCAAGAATATATCGGATTATCGCCAGCAAACGATGAATCTCAAGCAAGTAAAAATCGTTGGTTAGCTAAATGCTTTGCTATGCTTAAAGCATCTAGAAAGACACATGGCTTTGCGGTTACATCAGTTAAGACGCTATTAACTTTCCCTTTCTATTCCGGAGATAGTTCAAGCTGGATACAAGGCGGTAAGTATGCAAGCATTCCAACTTTCAAAGATGGAAAAATAAAGAGTATTGCTTTCAAAGACAAAGAGAATCTGTCTATGCTTATGGATAGAGTTCAAGGGAAAGACATAGATATATTAACTGATTATATGCCAAGACTAAGACAAGGCATTCGAGCTTATAGAGCTGCTGGTGATTATATTACTAAAGTGTGGGAGGAAAGAGGTATTAAGTGGGATTAAAAATAAACCAATAAAAAAATGGAACAAGTAGATAAAATAAAAGAGATATTCGCAAAGTATCCGCAAACCATACAAGAGATAGTTTTAGAACAAATTGAACCGAATCCCTGGAATCCGAATAGCCAACCAGAAATAGTTTTTAATTCTTTGGTTAAATCTATTCAGAAATATGGTTGGTTACAGTTCCCGGTAGTTAGATACTATTGTGGTGTTTATCAAGTGATTGATGGTGAGCATAGGACAAGAGCCGCTAAAAAGTTAGGATTGTCGCCTATTAGATGCCTTGTACTTGGCGATAAAGACAATGAGGTAGAGGAAGTAGATGCTAAATTGCTTACTCAGTTACTTAATACTAGAGGCACAGATGATATTCTAAAGAAAGCAAAATTACTTAAAAGCATACAAGATAGCAATCAAACGGATTTATTCGGAATGCTACCAGAAACAGCAAAACAAATAGAAGAAGAATTGAAGTTATTAAGTTTTGATTTTAGTCAGTTTGAAAATATGGGAGCTGATGTCGATAAAGGTCAATTTGAAAAAGCATTAAGTATTAGTATCGCCTTTGAAAGAGAGCTAAGAAAAGTTTATGCTGATTTATCTGATACTAATATGCGATTACTAATTGAAGCTTTCTATGATTGGAATAAAAAGTTCCAAGAAATGACCGCTGAATAATATGAATTACTCAACTGGAATACTCATTAGGGCAGAATTAAACAAGCTAAAGACAAAAAGAAGTCAAAAGCAAAAAGAGATAGAGATATTAGATAAAAAGATAAAGGAATTAGAAGAGTCATTGAAAGAATCTGACGACGAGTAAATGTTGGTTTTTTTGCTCAAAGATGCTATAATTACTGTATGGATTTATATAAACAACTAAGGTTAGACCCAAAACAAGTCAGACCAGGTGATTTGTTAAATGCTAGGTCTAAAATGTCTAAGGCTTATCTTGAAAAGGAAAAGAAAGAAAATTATGCTAAGATGTCAGCTAAAGAAAAAGCTCATGAAAAGAGAGAATCTAAAATTCATGAGATAGCAGAACATCTTACGAAAGAACAAGTTGAAGCATTAAAGAAATTAGTTAATCCCAAAAACAAGAAGATGTCTAAAGATATAAAGGTCAAAATAATGTCACTAATATAAACATGGCAGGAGCAAAAAGAATTATCAGCGGAAAGTTAGCTCAATCCAAGAGCAAAGGCAAAGCATTTTCAGCAGAGCAGGCAAGAGCACTTTCTCCAGAAGAAATCCTTAAAGTAAAAGGAAACGAGGATGTTGCAAAGAAGTCCAAGTAGTTTGGATTTGATTTGTGTCCACATAGAAGACGCTGTATTACCCATAGAAGCATATGTAATATTAAGAAACCCGATTGCAGAGTTTGATTCCGGTAAAAGTTACATGTGCTTTCTATGTCAGCAACAATTTGAAAAAATAATGAACAACATGGATATAGAAAAATTTAATGTTGGACATATAGAAGATTTCGCCTTTAAAATAAGAAACTACGAATAAAGAATAATGCCAGAAACAAATCCAAATGGAGCGAATCAGTATAATCTAGACCCAAGGCAAAGAATGCTCTGGGCTTTATACATTAATCCGCATTCAGAAACCTTTGGAAACGCCTTACAGTCCGCCCTTAAAGCAGGATACACAGAAGGAACTGCTAATCAAATAACAACAACAGAATGGTTCATCGGAAAGGTTAGACGCCTCCAAATGTTGGAGAGAGCAGAGAAGAACCTTAAAGAAGTACTTGAAATGGATGTTATAGAGGATACTAAAATTAATCCTCAGTTGTTAAGAATTAAAACAGATGTTTCAACGACGATGGCAAAGACATTAGGCAAGGAACATTATTCGGAGAAACAAGAGATAGATATTAAATCTGATGGAGAACCTATTAAAACGATTAATTACATAATTCCAGATGGTTCTAACAATAAGACCCCTATTTAAACAACATTTAGTTTATGAAGCATTAAAGAATCCTTTAATAGATGCTGCGTTCTTTGGAGGAGGTGCTGGTGGTGGAAAGAGTTGGCTAATATGCGAGTCAAGGCTTGTTAATGCTTTACGCTTTCCTGGATATAAATCTTTCATAGGTAGAAAGGAATTAAAGAGATTAATGCAATCTACTTTCCTTACCTGGCAGAAGGTTTGTCAATTTCACAAAATACCACAGACAAGTTGGCACTTAAACGGTTCTTATAATTACATAGAGTTTAATAATGGAAGTAGAATTGATTTATTAGATGTAGATTATTTACCAAGTGACCCGCTTTATGAAAGGTTTGGAAGTTTAGAATACACAGATGGAGCATTAGAGGAAGCTGGTGAGATACACTTTCTTGCTTATGATGTATTGAAATCTCGTATTGGTAGGCACATGAATAAAGAGCTAGGATTGAAACCAGTTATGCTTATTACTGGTAACCCTAAAAAGAATTGGACATATAACGAATTCTATAAACCTTATAGAGATGGTAAACTGCCTCAGAATTATGCTTTTATACAAGCACTTTACATGGACAATGAGTTTACAGCAGAGGAATACGGTAAACAATTAGCACAGATAAAAGACAGAGCTAGTAAAGAACGTTTGATGTATGGTAATTGGGATTATGATGACGACCCAAATACTTTAATTGAATATGATGCTATAACGGATTTATTTACTAATCCAATACAGGAGTCAATGGATATGTATCTTGTATGCGATGTTGCTAGATTTGGAAGTGATAAAACAACAATATCAGTATGGCAAGGGCTTAAATGCATTGAAGCTAATGAATATGAGAAGCTATCAACTGACCAAGTAGCACAGAAGATAAGAGAAGCATCAGTCAAACATCAGATATCAATGTCAAGAATGATAGTTGATGAAGATGGTATCGGCGGTGGAGTTGTTGACCAATTGAAAGGTATTAAAGGATTTATTGCTAACACTGCACCATTCGAGAATGCTTTTACTCATGAAAGAGAGAATTATGCCAATTTAAAGGCTCAATGTGCTTATACCTTAGCTGAGTATATCAACAACCGTAAACTTGCCTTTATAACCCAAAATGAAGCCATTAAGACTCGGTTAATGGAAGAGCTAGGCCAAATAAAAGCTAAAGACCCAGATAAAGAAGGAAAACTAAAGATAATGGGTAAAGAAGAAGTAAAAGAGATGATTGGTAGGTCGCCTGATTGGTCTGATAATCTATTAATGCGTATGTATTTTGAATTAGCTCCGAAGCAATTAAACAACACAGCAACAGTAACTTATCCACATAAGAAAACTCAATTTTCTTTTAAAATAAACGAAAATACGCTATAATTAAAGCACAATGGCACTATTAGACTTTAAATTTGAAACGAATAAAGATGGGGAATTGTTTGCTGTAGACAATAAAGGAGCACAAAGTAAACCAGAAGTATCTAATTATCAACCTGATAGCGATACAACAGCTGTTAGGCAGTTAATAGTTAAACATTTTAGGTTGGGAGATATGACAATGCGTAGGCCAAGGCGTGAGTTTAATGATATGTCAGTATTAACTCGCACGATGGTTGACCAGATGTCTTTTAACGCTTATCAGCCTAATAATGGAGATGCTTTAGAAGGAGATGAGATTAACTCATGGCGTTCAAGAGCTATGCGTCCGATTGCTCGTAATAAAGTCATTTCAATCGCTGCACACGCAACAGCAAGATTGTTATTCCCGAAAGTATTTGCCTATGATAGCCAATCTGATGAACAAGTAGAGGCTGCTCAAGTAATGATGGATTTAATGGAGTGGGCTGGTAATCAAAGTGATTACAATAAAACTGCTTTATATGCAACTATTAGTGCTTTAGTTAATCCTGCTTCTATTATTTATACGGAATATGCTGAGACCTATCGTGAAGTTAAGAGAGAGAAACAAGGCGGTTCATATAGAATAGAAAAGATACTAGATGAGGATTCATCTGGGTTCAAAGATTATGTTGTGCCAGTGGACGAGTTATATATCGAGAATATATATGAACATGATATACAAAAGCAAGGTTGGTTGATTTGGCGTAAGGTTGTTTCATTTGAACAAGCTGAACTAAGATATAGCCAATATGAGAACTTTAAATATGTAAAGCCAGGCGTCCAGTTAATCTTTAACGATGCTAATACTACTTTCTATGAAGTGTATGACGCTAATATGCGACCTGAGATGGTTGAAGAGGTTACTTACTGGAATAAATCTAAAGATTTAAAAATCTGTATGATAAACGGAGTGATGATGAATGCTCCTGATAATCCGAATCCAAGAAACGATAAACAATATCCATTTGTAAAGTTTGGTTATGAGTTAATTGACGAAGGAAAGTTCTTCTATTACAAGTCATTGGTATTCAAGATGCAGCAGGATGAAAAAATCATTAATACTCTCTACCCGATGATTATTGATGGTACTTACTTGAACCTCTTCCCGCCAATGGTTGCTGTTGGCTCTGAAGCTATTGGAAGTGATGTTATTGTGCCAGGTGCTGTTACCACCTTTGGTAGCCCTGAGTCAGATTTAAGACCTATTAGAACATCTACTGCACTTAATGAAGGATTAGGAGCTCTATTTCAAGTTGAGAAATCAGTTAGTGAGAGTTCCGCTGATTACTTTGCCTCTCAAGTGCCTGGAAGTAAGAACGACACAGCTTATGGAACTTCTGTTATACAGAATAACGCCAATGTTATTTTAGGCTTATTTGTACAAATGATAGCACAGCAGGTAAAAGAGTTCGGTAAATTAAGAATACAAGATATCTTACAGTTCCTTACAATTGCTGATGCTACACAGATAACAGGTGCTGAATTGGTTTATAAGACATTCTTATTAAATGATAAATCAGGAAGTACTGTAAAGAAGATTAAATTCGATACCGGATTGCCAGAAGAAGCTGATGAAGAAACTAAGCTAGAAGAAAGTTACAAGACACTTAAAATGCAAGGCGGCCTTGAGTCAAAGACATCACTTAGACGAGTTAATCCTATTCTATATCGCAATCTTAAATTCATTGCCGGTATTAATCCTGATATAATGAATCCAATGTCAGAGGAACTTGAAAGGCAGTATGGATTACAGCTATATGATAGAGCAATTAACAATCCGATACTTGACCAAGAGGAAGTGACTAAAGATTTCTTGTTAGACTTATATCCGAAGTCAAAGAAAGACCCAGATAAATATATAAAAGAGCAAGATATGAATCAGCAAGTAGATGCGATGGGCAATCCGATAGATTTAATGGGAAAGATGCAAGCACAAGGACAACCTATTCCAGAGTTAAAAGTTCCAGGACAAGTTTCAATTCCAAAACCAAAGGTCGCCAATAGACAAATCGTATAACATGATACCAGTAGATATTTGGTTAGGTGTAAGACACGAGACAAGATTAATGATTGCGAAGCTATTTAATCTTCCAAGAACTGGAATGGTTGAGGTAAGCAATAACAGAGTAATCTGTGATGGACACTCTCAAAGCGACTTAATGTTGCTTACAAGAGGCAAACTACAAGATTATTTGAATAGTGAGGAAGATGATATGATGGCTTTATTCGATAAATTAGTATACGTACTAGAAAATTCGATATCAATAGATTTAACCCAAACAATAAAAAAAGATGAACCCAAAAAAACAATTGAGGAGAGTAAGTCCGAAGTTAGCAGCCCAGCAGAAGCAGGAACAGTTGAAGGAGTCAATAAAGCAAAGGGAAGAGTTAGGAAGACTAAGAAAGTTAGTTAAAGAAGGCATTTATCCTTTAGTGCTTGAGACATCAGATAATATAGAAGATGCTCAAACATTTGTAGCTGCTTTATCAATGGCAGTTAAACAATCTTTTAACAATCTGATGACTAAGACGAAAGTGTCAGACCTTGAGATTGGTAATTATTTGATAGACAACGAGAAATCTGAAAGATATAAGAGGTTGCTTGATATTATTAAAGACGAAACTATTACTGGTGCTTTAATGCTACTTGATGGATTCTCTCAACCTATTCAGTTAGCATTAAGAGAAGAGAATCTTAAAAGGTCTTTGAAAGAGTTGAATGTAGATTTACTCGATTAATGAAAGGATTATTAAAAGAAGGAGTGAATTATACTAAATATGAACGCTTTGTTCACAAAGTATTAATTTACTTCTTTAAAGATGAGATTGAGGATTTAATTGCTGATGGTAGAGGTGATGGATTCGCTGATGGTTATCAAGTTGGATTTAAAGAGTCACAATCTAAAACAAATCAAGGTCTAATAGATTTATATCAATTAGGATATGATAGAGGCAAAAGCGATTGCTATATTTCTCTTCGTAGTTTTAATCCTGATTCCGTTGTTAAGGTATCTTCAAATAAAATATATATTGGAAAGGAAGAGCTTACCGAAACAGCTTCAAAAGCGCTTAGAGAAGAGGTTCTATTCTTAAAACAAAGCAAGTTGTGGGACTTATTCTTTAATACAGTCACAGAACAAGCAAGAGCGACAATGTTTAACTTGTCAGAAACCTTTGATGATATGAAAACCGGTAAGTTAATGCTATTAAACCTTTCTATACTAGAGAAGTTGTGTGAAAGAATAGATAAATATAATGTAGTGAGTAATAAGAGTAGCAAGCTATTAGATTACGGAAGAATAGTAATAGATAACTCATAAGTGGAAAAAAACTCAGTAAGATGCTATAATTATATTACAATTTAATCAAAAAGAGATGAACTGACTTGGCAGTCTATCCAAGGAGGTACGCTTTTACTCATCCTTTTTGCTTACCTCCTTAGATAGCTTTCTTAGTCGGAAAGCGTCCTTGGTGACAGGAGTTCAAAGTCACTTAAAATAAACAACTGTGGTCGTCAGTATAAACGACTTAAAATAAAATGAACGAACAAGATAAAGTGGTTGAAGGCGAGACTGTTGATGCCACAAACAGTCAAATTCCCGAAACAGACAATTGGGAAGAGAAGTATAAAACTCTCCAAGCTGAGAACGACAAGCTCGAAGCTGAGAAAGAGAATTATCGTAAAGGATTACTTAAGGCAAAAGGATATCTGCCGAATGATGTCCAAACCGATGATACAACTCCCGATATTGAGGAAGTAGTCAAGAAAGTCATTTCAGAGACACTGCTTGATGAAAAAAGTCGCACCTCTAAGGAGGAGGAGCGAAAGTTAGTTGAAAGTATTATTCAAGAGAATAAGAGACTCAAAGAACTTAATGTATCACTAGCCAACCGTTCTCAAATTAGTTCAGCTACATCTAGTTCTGGTTCCGGGTCTAAAGCAGATTCCGACACTAAGAAACATGGATGGACAGATGAACAAGAAAAAAATCTAAGAAATAAGGGCATTGACCCGATAAAGGCTTGGAATAATTTCAAAACACTTAAGGAAGGTAGCTAAACGCTAAAAAATTGAATTTATTAAAATAAATGTTAGGAGATATCAAAGTTCTTAGACCGTCACAGTTTGGTGATGCAGGTTCTAAGAGATTTGTCGTTGCTGCATCCGCCACCTTAATTAACGCAGGTGAGCCAGTAGCAAAGGCATTGGGTGATGTCGCAGTTACCCCTCTTGCAACGAATAAGCCAGTTGTTGCAACCGATTATATGGCTGGTATTGCTACCTCTACTTCCACCAATACTGCTTCTGCAGCTGGTGTTGTTGATGTAATGCCGTTGGTCCCTGGAGTTGTGTATATCGCAGATGCGAATACCCCAGCTTCTTGGAATCTACAATCAGAATATGATGCTTTGGTTGGAGACCGAGTATTGTTTGACTTAACTTCCGAGAAATACACTGTTCTCCATACCGATGGAGCTACTAGTGGATTGGTTGTTGAGCCGTTGGATGTTGCTAAATATCCTGGAAAGGTCGCTTTTTCAATTAGGAATGGAGTAGATTACTTGTCCTAATTAATCAATTAATTAACTAAATGTTTACAGAACAACAAAACTTAGCAATCGTCAGGACAGAATTGGATTCAGTGTTCTATCAGAACTTTGACTACAATACTTCCTTCCCGTCTATTGCTACTGCAATGACCGCTGAGATCTTTAAGCCTATGCAGACTGAGCACGCTGCTTACATTGAGCAGATATTCAAAGGTTCTGGTCTTTTCCCAGTAATTGGTGAAACTCAGACCGTTCCGTTGTCCACTCCTGCTGCCGCTAATAAGATGACGACTTTCGTCAAAGACTTCGCACAAGGCATTGAATTGTCAAAGAATCTCTTCGATGACAACTTGCACGGTGTGTGGTCAAGAGCTGTTGCTGACTTGGCAATGGTAGCTCGTGTAACTCAGGACCAGAATGCTTTTGCTTTCTTCAATGGAGCTTTCACGACTTCTCTTACTGCTGATGGTGCAGCGTTGATTGCCTCACATACTTTGTTATCAGGAGGCACTCATTCAAATCTCTTAAGCGGAGCGCTTTCAGACACTACCTTATACAATGCGATTGTAGCTCTTAGACAACAGCCAAACCAGGCCGGAGTTATTCTTGGAAATGTTCCAACATTGCTCTTGGTTCCTACTAAGCTCTTCAAATTAGCTGTTCAGCTAACTGAATCAGCATTGGTTGCACAGTCTTCTGAGAACGCAATCAACGTATATCGTTCAGCGTTTGGAATCACCGTATACACCAGCCCTTATTTGGATGCTGTTGCTGGAGGTTCTGATACTGCTTGGTTTATGCTTTCCCGAAATCACAGCGTAACCCGCTTGATTAGACAAGGCATACAGACCGCCCTTAGAGATTGGACTTATTCCAATAATAGGACTTACTTCTATCAGGCGAATTTCAGGGAAACCGTATATGCTCCTGATTATGTTGGTGTGGTTGGTTCTCTTGGGACTTAATAGCGAACCTTGGGGTAAATCCCAAAGTTTAATCTTAAAATATGGATAAAAAACTTATAGGTATCGCTCTCATAGCCCTCGTCATCGGATTCGGTATTGGTATGGTTTCAGCTCCTTCTAGCAATTTGCTAGGAGCTGGTCAGCCAAACCGATTCCCAAATGGCTACATTGATACTGGTTACGGTTATTATGTTAATGGAGTAGAAGTTATTAATTCCTCTGGTGTTGTAACCGTTGGAACTATTACTTCAAATTCTTCTGCGTTTACTGGTTCTATGACCTTATCAGGAACCTCTACAATCAGCGGAACTGCTACATTAAAGTGCCCGAAAGTCTACAATGGTGCTACTACCACTACTGCCTACTATATGTATGCGAGTGGAACTACGCTATTTGCGACTACAACCAAGCCAGCTATCTGCCCGTAGTCTTTTCACTCTGCCCTTGCTTGAGACAAGAGCAGGGCTGAGGAGATTACATATCATTAATCAATAAAAAATCATGAAACAAGAAACTTTTATAAAAATCGCATTAGCATTAATAGTCATTGGACTATTTTCGGTAGTGTATGTATTGAGAACGCAAGCTCCTACAACTCTTGGAGCCCCTGGAACATTGACCTTTGATAGGTCGGAGCCAAGTTCTGCTTCGGTCAGTTCAACAATTGTTAAAGTAATGGACACTAATCCACAGAGAGTGTATATGGCAATAGTCAATGACGGCTCAAACGCTGTCTATTGTGCTTTAAATGCCACCTCAACTGGCATGACTGCTGGAGAGGGTATCAGACTTAACTCTGCTGGAGGTTCTTTGGAATTAGCCGATGGTTCTTATGTCGGACAAGTATGGTGTCTAACAAGTTCTGGGACATCATCACTAGCAATAACAGAAAAATAACATGGATAAGATAAAAAACATTTTAGGTCTTACGCTTCTGGGAGCGATTATAGTATTTGCTTCTGCGAATGCGACCATATCAAATCCGCCGACCGTAGCTACGGTAGATACTTCAACCTTCGTGTTAAAAGCCAGCAACCTTTCAGATTTGGCATCAACTACGATTGCTAGAGCGAATTTGGGCGTGGATTTAACAAAGGCAAACAACTACAAAACAATTCAATGGTCTGCGAGTTATGCGTCGTCAACTTCACAGTTTGATGATGTGATATTTACTTTCAAAAATGCTGCGACTATTGATAATGTATATGTAACTTCAAGAGACGCTGCGAATACTGTTTCGTGGAATTTGCTTTACTCAACTGACCCAACGACAGCTACTTCAACAGCATTCAAATTATTCTCGTCTACTCAAACAACGACTTCTACTCCGACAAGTGCTAGGAACTTAACGACCTTTGCTTCAAGCACTCCATCTGCTGGAATGACTTTGAGAATGTATTCTGCGGCGGCTTCTTCGTCACTTACAACTTGGACTATCTATTACAGAGAACTATAAAATATGAAGAAAATATTTCTTTCATTAGCTTTAATAGGATTACTGATACCGAGTGTTAGCTTTGGTGCAGCTTCAAGTACGATTTTTACAACTGCTGGTTCGTTTACTTGGAAAGCTCCTGCTGGAGTCACTTCTGTTACAGTTGAAGCGTATGGAGGAGGTGGTGGCGGCGCGAATGTATTGAGTGGTTCGTATGGTGGTGGTGGAGCTGGTGGTGGATATGCAAGGTCAACAATAGCCGTTGTTCCAGGAGCAGACTATACAGTGGTAGTTGGTTCGGGAGGAGGAGGGAATACTGCGGGTGGAGATAGTTATTTTATAAATAACACAACAATCAAAGCTGGTGGCGGTGGGAGTGGTAGTGGGCAGTCTGGTGGTAGTGCTGGTTCTAATATTGGAGATACCACATATGCAGGTGGCGGTGGAGGAAGTGGAAATGCTTCTGGTGGGACCGGTGGTGGAACTGGTCAGGGGTCTGGAGGTAATGGAGGCTCTGCTTGCACAGTTCAATATCCAGCATCAGGTGGAGGTGGTGGAGGAGGAGCTGGGAATGGAACTGTTGCTGCTTCTGGTGGAGGCGGAGGAGGAACTGGTAGTGGATATAATAGTTGCTCTGGAGGAGCAGGTGGTGGAGCATATTTAACTCTGGGAGGAGAATCTGGTTCTAGTGGTGGACGTGGTCCTGGAGGAGCTGGTGGTAAATTTGGCGGTGGTGGAGGTGGAGCTTATGGAAACTATGGAGATAATTCTGGTGGGACTGGCGGAACTGGCGCTGTCATACTGTCATATGATTACTCTCCTTCCACAGGTCCAATCCGTCAAATAAGAGGTATAGGAGTAAGTCATTAAAATGAATGAATCAGAAAAAGAAAAATTTATTCGGATGCAGGAAGATATAACCCACCTAAAAGAAGATATGGTCGTTGTTAAAGATGGTATTGATGATTTGAAGCAGACCGTATCCGATGGGTTTGCGGAGCTTTCAACTAGAAATTCCGCCGAATTAGTTAAGTTGGCACAAGAGATTGATAAAAAATATGCAAGCAAGTGGGTTGAAAGAGTGTTCTGGGGAGGAGGAGCTATAATTGGAACGGCTATATTGGTCGCAATAGTAGAGTTAATAATTAAAAAATAAAATGTATTCAATAACAAATGTAAAAGCAGATTTACAAGGTCTATTACACGGAACGACTAATAATCAGATTACGAATCTAACTGGAATTATTAATCGTGCTGCTAGGCAGATTTTGTTTGATTTAGACCCACAAGAAACTAAAAGAATACAAGAAACACCGCAAATCTTTGATGCGGTTTATGATTATTCTGCTCCGACTGATTTGAAAGGAAATAAAATTATAGATATTCGCCCACAGGTTAATCGCATTTTACTCGATAATCCGGGACAAACTTATTCAAAGCCGTTTGATCTTTATAAGGGATATTCAACTACTCCTGGATTCACAGTTGATTTTGATTCTGCCTCTAAAACTTTAAGGATTAATTATCCCCTTTTAAACACCGGTTTGACGGTTAACGATGCTAATAATGTAATAGGAGATGGTACTTGGACTGCTAATGGCGTAGCGACCGGATTAACCACCGACAACACGCTGTTCGCTTGGTCATCTGGGTCATTAAAATTCAATAGTGCAGCAGGAGCTGATCCGAGTACTGGAGGAGTGGTGAATTCTACAATGACAGCTAAGAATTTGAGTGCTCATGAGAATCAATCACATATTTTTTACTATGCTTATATGCCGATAGCATCTCAGATGATTTCTACTTACGTAAAGTGGGGAACTGATGCTTCTAATTACTGGACTAGAACATTAACTACGAATGCACAAGGCGAATCTTTTAAAAATGGTTGGAATCTTATAAAAGCTGAGTGGAATGATTCAACTGTAGTCGGAACTCCCGATTCTGCTTCTATTGGATACGTAGAAGTGGGCTTTAACTACAATGGAACAGCTCAAACAGCATTAAGAGTTAACGGAATTACTTCAAAACTTGGTAAGATATTCGAGATTGTATATTATTCTAAGTATATGTTCCGTAATTCTGCTAATACCTGGCAAGAACAGCTTACTGGAACAGAAGATGACACCACAACTTATGTTAATTTAGATACAGAATCCTATAATGTCTTCTTAGACCAGGTAGCATTGCTAGCAGTTCAACAGATGTTAGGTCAAGATGCCGGATATGATACTCAATTCTTTGGAAATCGCTATGCTGAGGGCGTTCAGAGATATAGAAATATGTATAAATCCGAGATTATTCAACCGAAACAGTATTATTACAGACAGCCAAAGTCGGTTTATCGTCGTTTCTTTGGTCGCCAGTTTAATTATTAATGCTTAAAACAGCACCGAGCAATAAGCCGAAGCCGAGGATTCCTCCAAAGAACCTGGGAGTAGATACTACTTCTGACTTTTCTTTGATTACTGAGTATAAAGGCTATCGTAATAAGGAAGATTTAACTAATTTACCGCCTGGATTCTTAGTTTTAGGTTCACAAAATGTAAGAGCGACTACTGCTGGGCGTTTATCTATTCGTGGAGGTTATACCTTAGACGGACAAGCTGACACTTCAAATGTTGCAATAGATTCAGCATTTGATTGGAGTACTCATCTCGGAACTATTAGACACTTAAGAGCTGGAAATGGAAAACTTCAGTATAGATATGTAGCCACAGCTGGGGATAAATACTTAACCAACACATTCACTGAAGGGCAGGTATATTGGATAGATTTAATGACTTCTTTGACATCAACAGCTTTTAATTTTGCCAACTTCTGGGACTTCGCTACAGAGAAAATAGATTTGCTCTTAATGGTTAATGGGACAACTAATTTATTTGATTGGTCTGGGGCGGTAACAACATTAGCCTCTTCAACTGCTAATACTTTAACCAAAACAGGAACTCAAACCTGGGCTGAGTTAGGATTTTTAAAAAATGGAACTCGTAAAGTAGTGATAAATAGCACGGCATATACCTATACAGGAGGAGAAGGAACTACAACTTTAACTGGAGTAACTCCTGACCCATCAGCTGAACCAGCTAACTCAGTTGTTCACCAAGAAGTTCGTACTACTGCTAATGCTTCGCTTACTGCTTTTCCGAGTGGATTTAACAACGACTTAATTGAGGTATTGAGAAATCAGATATATATCGGTTCTAAGATAAACAACTCAATTTATGTATCAAAAGTTAATGATTTCAAAGATTATGGATTTACAGCACCTACAAGAGTAGTTGGAGAAGGAGCTATTCTTTACTTAGATGGGCCAACAGTGGCTATGATACCGCAAGAAGATACGATGTATATATCATCAGGCCATGATTATTGGTATCAAACTAAGTTTAATCTATCAGCTGACTTAACTGGAGAACAATTAACCGTATCTAAACTAAAAACCGTATCAAATCAAGGAGCACAGAGCCAGCAACTGGTAAATAAGACGAAAAATGATGTAATGTACGTGTCATTCGAGCCGATACTTGATACATTAGGTCGTGTTGTTAATAATTTTAACTTTCCACAGACGACTAATATCTCAGACCCTATATTAAATGAGTTTAACTCTTATGACTTCACCGATGGACAGATATTTTATCATAGATTCTTTATCTACTTATCGATTCCGAGGCATTCTATCGTAAGAATTTACAACATAGCACAAGGATACTGGGAACCACCGCAAATATTGCCTGTTGGTAAGTTTTCTATTATAGATGGAGATTTATATGGACATTCTTACGCTACAATGGAAACATATAAGTTATTTGATGGATATAATGATAATGGCCAACCAATAGATGCTCGTGCTTTATTCGCATATGAGAATTACGGAACTCGTGGTAATACCAAATATTTTAATGAGTTTTATGTTGAAGGATATATTTCTGGTAATGCCACTGTTAATTTAGGTATTAAATACGAAATAGATGGTTGTGCTACCGATACTAGCTATGCTATTACCGGGCAAGATAGTCAAATTGTCTATTTATTAAGCAATGATGCCTCTCTTGGAAAAGATTCTCTTGGTAAAAACCCACTTGGCGGTGACTTACAAGCTGATTATTCTACTGGATTACCGCCTAAATTTAGGGTTATTAAGACATTTGTCAGGAATGATTTCTATGAAGCTCAGTATTCGTTTCAAAGCTTCGGAGCTGATTATCATTGGGAGATATTATCATTTGGACCGCTTGTAACACGAACAATGTATGGAAACAATGCTATAAAACAATAACAAAAGTGGAAAAAAAGTCAAAAATAACTTATAATTAATGTAATGTCAAGCAAATACATTCAAGCACAAACATTTAGACTCTACGGCTCTGGTAATGCAATCGGTGATACAACTTTAACTCTCACTTCTTTTAAGCAAATAGATGGAACAACGAATATCGTCATAGGAGATTTTGGCACTAAAGGATTTATGACTTTGGAACCTGGCAACTCTAGCCAGGAAGAACAGATTTCTTTCACTGGAGTAACTCAAAACGCTGGAGGAACAGCAACTCTTACAGGAGTTAAAACAGTTTTATTCGTTTCCCCTTACACAGAAACTTCTGGGTTAGCTAAAGCTCATCCTGGAGGTGCTTCGTGTGTTATCTCAAACACTGCTGGATTCTATGGACGTATTGCTACCAAGGATAATGACGAGACTATTTCTGGAACCTGGACATTCAGTGCTTCGCCTCTAGCTCCTGAGCCAACTACCGATTCACAAGTAGCTACCAAGAAGTATGTATCAGATACCGTAACTGGTGCTGTTGGAACTGCTAGCGAGGTCACTTATGGAACAACTAAATTAAGCGTAGCTCCTGCCTCTGCTGGAGTGCCTATTGCTGTTGGAGATAATGATGGACGAATGCCAACTACAGATGAAAAGGCAGCTTTGGCTGGAACTGGAACTCCTGCAGTTGGAAATAAATATGTAACTCAAGATACCTTAGCTGCGAGTTCAAACCCAGCTGGCTCATTATTAATGTATGGTGGGGCATCTGCTCCGAGTGGATATTTGTTGTGTGACGGTGCTTCTTATTTAAGAGCAGATTACGCTAATTTATTTACTGCAATTGGTACCACCTATGGTTCTGCAGATGGAACACATTTTAACGTTCCTGATTTCAGAGGAAGAGCACCTATTGGTGCTGGAACTGGTGCTGGCGGTGGAGCTGCTGGAACTGGACTACCAACGGGAGGTTCTGCGTTAACTGCAAGAGCATTGGGTGCTTGGACTGGAGAAGAATCTCACGCTTTAGTAGAAGCAGAATTAGCGTCTCACGCGCACACCATAGACTTAGTAAACGGCGGTACTTCTGGAGGAGTCCCATCTATTGCGAATACAACCGTCTTTAATAATAATGGAACGACTGGAGCAAGCACAATCAATACAAGAACTACTGGTTCTGGAACCGCTCACAATACAATGCAGCCAGTAATGACAGTTAACTTCATAATCAAAACCTAATATGCCAACACCATTAGAAACAATCAGCTATAAGAATGCACCTAATTTAACTGCAGGTTCAACCGTTGCTGTCGCACCAACTGGAACTCCTTTAGGCGGAGGAGGTGGAGGTTCTTGGGGTGGAAGTACTGCTCCAGTTGTGCCTCCTTTAATTGTATCGACCGATGACAAGGCAAGAGGTGACATATCAAAGATACAGACTCAATTTACTGATATAACCAAAAATCAACAGATAGCACAGCAAACTGCTGACCAGAAGAAAGTTGAAGACACAGCACTATATGAAAAGAATCCTTATTGGAAAAGACCTACAGAGGACATTCCTGCTTATAACGCACGAATAGCTGAGATGAGGGCTGGAGGATTGATACCGCCTGCTGAAACATCTGCTGTTGATGAGGAAATTAAAAAGACTGATACGACAACGACTATTGCTGATAGTTTACTTGAAGATGAAAAGAAACGTGTTGAGACTGAGAATGCTAGGCTTGATACTGATTATAACGCTATGAAAGCTAGTTTAGATGGTGCTTATGCCGGTAAAGACATAACTCCTGAACAGCAAGCTGAGTTAAACTTGGTTAATCAAAAATTTGACCAGTTAAAAAACTTACAGATAACAGCTAATAAGAATTATGAAGGCGGTGTTACTGCTATGGGACTTGTATCTGGGCGTTCAAGATATGCTCCAGAGCTTGAAGCTGGCAATATTCAAGGAGCTGTCAATGCTGGAATAACTAAATTAAACGAATTAGAAGCTGAAAGGGCTACTACACTTAACACTCTGAAACAAGCGTTTATTACTAAAAATGTAGATAGAATCAAAGATGCTTGGGAGGCTTATTCGAAAGTAACAGCACAGAAAGCTACTAACTTAAAAGAGTTGAACGCTAAATTGAGTGAAGCTGAGAAATCTCAACGCGAATGGAACTATAAAATAGCACAAGATTCTATTACTAATGCTTTTAATGATAAGAAATTAACCTGGGACCAGAAACAAGATGTTTTAAACAATACCCTAGCACAGAATCAATTTGATGAGACTAAAGCTAATAATTTAAGAAATTATGCTTTGAGGCAAGAAGAACTACAAATTAAAAGAGATGAGGTAGCTAATAAGAAAGTAGAAGCACAGAGAAGTATTCAGATAGCAGGACTTGATCCTGATGCTCCTGATTATATGAATCAAGTATTAGCTCTTTCAGCTGGTGGTAAACCGGTAGATGTTGCTACTCGAACTAAAATAAGTAAGGGTGTAATGGTATTAGGACAGTTAACCGAATTACAGAAAACTATTAAAGGTGCTTCAACTGGGCCTATTCTGGGCATATTAAGAAGTGCTAATCCGTATGATACAAAAGCTGCACTTATACAAGCTCAGTTAACTTCTATTGTGCCTAACTTAGCTCGTGGTACTTATGGTGAAGTTGGAGTGTTAACTGACAACGATGTCGCTTTATATTCTAAGACCTTGCCTAATCTTAAAAGCACTGAGCAGATACGCAATGCCTTACTTGCTATGACTGTAAAAACTGTTCAGAGGTCTATTGAGACTGAGTTGCAGATAGCTGCTGGTACTGGACTTGATATCGCTGGATTAAAAAATGTTTGGCAACAGGTTAAAACTAAAGCAGATGAGCTCAATCAATCTATTGGTATTAATCCAGGCGATGATGACTTGACTCAGTTTTATAGCAATGTTGATGAAGGAACTCGAATGAAGATAGAGCAATTCATTAACGAGAATCCAGAAGCAACTGAATCAGAGATAATAGAAATATTCAAATAAATGGCATACACTCCAGAACAAATACAACAGTTTAAAGAGAAATATGGAGTTACTTCAAAGCCGACAATAGAACCTGTAAGAGCAACGACCGCAAGTGATAGGATTAACGCTTTAAGAAGAACTGCTGGTATTTCAGAAATTCCTACAAGAGAATCAACTTTCCTTGAGAAAACAGGAGATGTTTTTAAGGCTGTTGGAGGTGCTTTCATTGAAGGCGAAAAGAAATTCGGAGAGTCTATTACAGCTTCTCTTGCTACTTATGCACCGAGCTTAGTCGGAGTTAAAGACTTGGAGAAATCTCAAGCACAAGACATACAGACTCAGAAACAGATAATGGAGCAAATCAAACAAGGACGTGCTCAAGGTAAAGATGTTTCTCGATGGGAGAAATTACTTCAAAGTCAAGCAGCTCAACCGAAACAAACTGTTGAGAAAATGTTGCCAGCAGTTACTAAGACGCCAGGACAGGTATTTGGTGAGGCGGGACGTGTAGCACTTGATGCAGCAATGTTCGGTACAGTAAGTAAAGGAGCTCAGACAATGAAACTTGTTCCGAAGCTATCTACTGCTGAGAAAATCCTAAAAGCAAAGGACTTAGCACACGCTAAAGACTTATATGACGCTTTATCTACTGGACAAAAAGCTCTGAGTATACTAAAGACAACCGGTAAAGCTGTAGCACAACAGGCACCTCTTGGTTATGGATTTGATGTTACATCTAAGTTAATGGAGGGCAAAACAGGCAAAGAAGCACTTACTCCTGGTCTTGGTACTGGATTAGGCGTTGCTATTCCCACTGCAATCGGTGGATTTCAGTTATTAGGGCTTGCTCGTAAGCCAGTTGCTAGACTAATTGAGTCTAAATTAATTAAACCGAATGTATCTGATGTCAAATTTGGCAAAGACCCAGCTGGAGCTGCTATTGAGTTCATTAAACCTGCTAATAATTGGGACGATTATGTAAGAAATGCTTATGAAGGTAGGCGTGTTGCTGGTCAGAAGATTACTGATTTAGCTGATAAAGCTGGTTTAACTGGTAAAGTTAAAGTAAGTATCAGTGGAGATGACTTGAAAGAGCTAGATGACTTGATTAAAGTTGCCTCTAATACCAACGATGAAACTCTTTTACGAAGAGCTATTAATGGTAAAAAAGCCTTAACTGATATTATGGTAGCAGAAGCCGATGACGCAGGAGCTCTAACTGGTAGAATTATATCTAAGAGCAAAGCTAAGCTAGATGATTTAACAATTCCTGAGATTCTAGATTTCAAACGCAAGATTGGTGATATGACCTCTAAGTGGACTGGTAATCCATCCGTTGATAAACCGTTTGATAGAGCAATTAAAACTATTTATGGGCGTATTAAGGGTAAATTAGAGAACGCTGTATCAACTGCTGACCCTGCTGTTGGTAAAGAGTTTGCTCGATTAAACGAGAAATATGGAAGCATTAATTCAGCAGTTATTGCTATTCAAAGACAAGCTGATAAAGTAGCTACCGGAGGAATGCCGTTCGGTGAAGCTGTCAGAGCACTCGGTGCTGCTGGAGCTGGTGCTGCTGCAACTGGTCCTTGGGGTTTGCTTGCTGGTGCTGGTTTATATGGACTTGAAGAAATGGCGAAAAAGCCAATGGTGATGTCGAGACTTGCTAAGGCGTTATATGGTGGTGGTCCTGGACTTGTTGAGAAGCTATATCAAAGCAATCCGAAACTTGCTAATGGTATTTATAAGTTGTTCGTCAAAGAAAATCTTTCTATCGACAATGCAGTAAGAGAGACTATCAAAGAAACCTTTGAGAATGCTATGAAAAATCCAAAAGGTGGATTCATTAAGATTGGAGAAGAAGCTAGCTCTAAATTAAACGAAAAAGGCACAGTGATTAAAGCTATTAAAGATGCTTTACCGATTTTACAGCAGAAAAATCCAGAGGCCTGGATGGAGTTAGAAGAGATATCTAGAAAAACTGCCCTAACAACTGATGACTTAAATAGAGCAAGAGAAGTATTAAAACTTAACGGTAAAGATATTGGACAGAAAGTAGCTAAAGTTACTCCAGAAGAAGCTGAAAAATATGAAGGCTTGCTTAGAACTTATAAATACGCAGCATCATCAGATGATATCAAAAAAGCAGGAGAAAGATTAATAAAAGAGTTAGACTCTAATCCAGCTGCCAAAGCAGTAGCAGAGATGTCTAGAGAATCTCTTAAAGATGTTAAGTATTTATATAGACACGGAGATGAATCTGGAATAAGTTATTCTACACAACCATTAGATTATTTTGAAAAGAAAGGATCTGTTTTAATAAAGATCCCAGTAACAAAAGAAGTTTTAGATAGAGTAGTATATTCGGATAGAATTGCAGATAGATTATCAGAAATACCAGGATTCACTTCTACAGTATCACGAGGAAAAATAATTTCATCGCTTCCTAATTCAGGAGAAATGGAAGTTATTCTTAGACCATTGAATAAAGTAGAACCTTTAATCGCTGAAGCAAAGAAATATAAATCTCCTGAGGAATTTATAAAAGCACAGAGAGAAGTTAAGAATGTTCCGATAAGTGATATAACAGGTATCAAAGGAGCAAAGAACCAAACAATAAAAGAATATAATCCTGAGTCGGTTAAATTTGCGGAACAGCAAATAAAATCTGGGAAAGCCGAGCCGATTCAGGTAAGCATAAATGCCGAGGGCAAACTTAGATTAGAAAACGGAGAACACAGAATAGAGGCATATAACAATCTCGGCATTAAAGATGTCCCGATAAAAATTATTGAAGATTTTAGAACTGGAAAAGATGTTAAATCCCAACTCACAGATATATGGAAACAAGCAAATAAAGTAGAAAAATAGCGTAAAATAAGCTATAATTAAGTTAATGCCACTCAAAACAGGACCAGGTTCAGTTAAATCAAACGTAAAAGAGCTTACCACTGGCAAGGTTGGTTCTTCAAGGAAGAAAGCTATCGCCACTTATGCTAAGAAAAAAGGTATTTCTAAAAAAGAGGCGAAATTTCGTCAAGCCTTAATAATCGCCAAATCTAAAGCTAATGGATAAATCAGAAGAATTAAAGAAACTTTTAGCATATAAAAAAGACCCCCAGTTTGCTTTATATCAAGCACTGACTGGTTTATTAGAGGCAAACAAATCTTCTACTCAGGCAAGTCTGATAGAAAAGATTCAGATGGTTAAGGGAGACAAGGGAGACACTGGACCACAAGGACCTCAGGGTATTCAGGGTATTCAAGGAGAAAAAGGAGAAGACCTACTCCTTACAGCAAAAGACATAGAATATGTTATCTCAGAAATTGTTAAACTAACTCCTCCTGGCAAAGATGGCAAACACGGCAAGGATGGCAAAGACGGCAAAGACGGAAAAGATGGCAAGGACGGAAAGAATGGGAATGAAATAACTCCAGAACAGCTATCGGATAAATTAAACACTCTCAGAGGAACATTAAAGCCAGAAGTAATAAACGGATTGGTTGATTTTATAGTGGCTGAATTAAAGAATCCAAAGTCAAAGAATCGTTTAGAGTTAAGGGATATAAAAAATGCTCCGTTGGATATGGGAGACATGCGTTGGCATGGAGGAGGTTTATCTAAGGTATCTACCGATGCAAGTTTGACTGGAGATGGAACGCCTAGTAATCCATTAGTAGTTGCTAGTGTTGGTGCTTCAACTCTCGCAGACGTATCAGCAGGCTCTACCGATGCCACCAAATCTCTTTACACAATGACCTCTACTATTCCAGTAGAGTTTAAAACTTCAGATGCACATACTTTACTTTATTTAGATGAAACGAACGAGAGAATAGGTGTCGGCACTACAACATTTGGAGATTATACAAAGTTCCAAGTTAATGGAAGTATGAGAATTACGTCTGCAGATGCTATATATTTATCTACAGGAAGTAATGATTATAGTTTAACTTATCAAAAATGGCTAGGAGATTATGGTGCTCAGATGCAATTTGTAAATAAAAATGCTAATGGTGCATTTGAATTTCAAACTGGAGGTGCTGGAGCTAGCTATAGTCGTTTATGGATTGGAAATACTGGCAACGTCGGTATTGGGACGACAGCACCTTCGGTTATGTTAGATATTAACGCTGCTTCTTCAGCTGTATCTGCTACGAGGTTAATTAATGTTGGGAACTCTGGTGCAGACGGTGCATTCGGTGAAGTATTTAGAATGGGACTTGGCAGTTATACAGGAACATCTAATTGGAGAAATTCTATTTATAGCTCAATTTCAAGTACTGCTGGGCTAGGAATGTTAAAGTTCTCTCTCGCTGATTCTCAGACGACACAAAAGAACGTAATGACTTTATTAAATAACGGCAACGTTGGAATTAACACTGTATCTCCATCCGCAAAACTAGAGGTAAACGGAACAATAAGAGGAAGTGTTACAAACGGCGACTTAGTAATGGAAGATGGTAATGGAAATCCTGCTTTTAGAAGTGTTAGGACAACTGCGTGGGCGGACAGTGTTCAATCTCAGTATTTTCAAGTCGGGTCATCGTCAGGAAATTACGTTTTTTCTTCACTTAATGGGTCTAAAAGTGCGAGAAGTTTATTTTTCTCTAGTGCCACACAATTTTCAGCGGGGACATTGGCGGCAACACCGGTACCGATAGGAATATTAGGTGTTGTAAATAGTAGCAATTCTCAAGTCTTAACTGTTTTAGATGGTGGCAACGTCGGCATCGGGACTTCATCTCCAACAAATATACTTTCTTTTGGTAACGCTTCAGCTAGAAAAGTTTGGAT